CTCTGGCGTCATCGTAGCAATAAAACCTTCTACGCTGTAGGTCTGTCCAGAGTTGGGATTTGCTTCGAATACAAGACCACAGGTACACGTCGAGGACACAGTGTGTATATCCTCTATGATCGAATTGGCAAATGTCATTGAATTAACACTGGCGTTGTCGGTAATCGTGTGCGTGTTGTTTGTAGGCAGCCCCCAACTTAGAAGTTCATTCCCATAAAAAGTATTGGGAGCAGGACCGGGACCGGATGGTGGAGAATTGGCCGCATTTGCTCCGTTAACATTACCAATGAAAGTGTACCCGATCGATCCGCTCTGAGCAAATCCTCCGAAAGCGCCCCACACGTTATAGCGGAAATCTCCACCCAGTACATACTCATTACAGGCCCCGGAGTAGCAGTTGATTTGAGCGTCAAAGGCATTATTGTAAAACTTGAACGTGCCCGCCTGTTGCAAAGGGAGATATAGATTCGACTCACCTAAGGTTTGCGTCCAGTAGTTATTCTCAATATCTACAGTGTTACTACTCGCCACATTATTGGATTCAAAAACACCTACATGGGTAAACGTTGAGTTCTTGATAGTTAGCCCACCACCGCCGCCACCATAGTTCTGAGTCCAGTACCACATTGGAATAGTAGTGTTTCCCAAATTAGAGAAATCTGTAAACGTGGCGGTAAGTGCCCCAAAATCCGCCGAGGCTCCCTGCGACCATGCAGGTTGATCTCCATTTGAGTTTGCAATACCCGTGATCGTCGCATGATTGCCCTGCGTGCCGTTGAAAGCAAAGTACCCATTAGCTGTAGCTCCCGTACCGGAAGTCGATAGGGTAATATATGTTCCGGGTCCACTTAATGAATTGTCGGGAGTCAGTGTACCGCCAGCATCAACTGTTAATGTACCCGCATTCATGTAAGAGTTACCCTGGTAGTCGAACGTCACCCCATTCTTCACCTCCATGTTGGACGACGAAGTAAAGTTGTTGACGGTCCAGTTCTGATCGATGGCCAGGGTATAGGCGGTCGCTGCAATAATGGCCGCGTCACCGGCAGCGGGAATGTACGTTCCGGTCGGACACGTCCCCGACCCCGTCCACGAAGTGCCTGTGGCGCTCAGATTCGTGTTTGCGCCCATCGTTAATGTGCATGAGGAACCATTGACGTTAAGCGTGTAGGGTCCGCTGGCCATTGCCGAAAGACTATCTGTCACCTGAATGGTAAAGCTGGGATTACTGATAACGGTAGGCGTGCCCGATATGACTCCAGTACTTGCATTTAGCGACAAACCCGTTGGAAGCGATCCCGCGGTCACTGCCCAGGTATAAGGGGCTGTCCCGCCAGCGGCCGTAAGAGTGTTGGTGTAAGCCACCCCACGATAAGCGGCGGTTAGCGGGGAAGTGGTGATTAAGGTAACCGGGAGGCCAGCAATCGTGTAGAAAGTTGACGGGGAGTTCATGTTGTTGTAATTGGCCGTAATGTAGGAAGCACTACGCTGCACGCCATTAGAAAAACGGAACTCAGCCATCCTGACGTTGCTGTTTAAATACCCCTGAATAACCGAAGGCCAATAGAGAACGTTGCTGGTGTGGGCAGAACCATCGGTAGCCCCATCCCGGTACCACTGTGCGCCAGTGCTGGAGGAGGTACCGAGAAAGGTAAAGACCTCGTAATGCCAGGCGCCGGTCGCCCAGGCATTGCCACTATTGCCGCTGAAGTTACCGGCCCCATTGTTATAACCGTTGTAATTCAGCAACGTGACGGTGTTGCTGACCTGAAGATAAAAACCGTTGGCTCCATAATTTCCGAACGTGGCAAAATTGGTAAACCCACTTTGCGCATTCTCGTTCATCCAAAACTCCACGGTGAAGGCCCCAGTCGGATTGAAGTCGGCCGTGCTCGGGAAAGTGACCCCGCCCGACGATCCGAAATTAAACGCCTTCCCTATGCCTCCCCCTGAAAATGGCCCAGCGACTGAATAAGTGCTGGTGTTATTAGTGGCAACTGCCGTATGCCCCTTAGTCGAGGAATCCGCCACGGTCGTGTTGCCCGCATTTTCCTGGAGATGGTATACGCCGTAGAAGTTTGAATCCCAGGTCGAAGTCGAACTGCCATCGGTGGTGATACCGCTATTTCCAACCCCGAGATAGACAACAGTATCCTGTGCCGCACCTGAGCCGTACAAGGTAGGAACCTGCACAAACATTTCGATTGCGCCGGTGGAGGTGCCGTACGATCCAGGAACCAACTGATAGTTAAGCGCAACGCTGCAGGCGTTATCGGAAAACGGGCGGATATCATAGCCACTTAAACTTGTTGCATTACCCCCTGATCCAGTTCCGGCCAGGGCGGGGTAAGTTCCGGCGATCAGCAGAGGATAGTTAGAGACGTTGGCCGCGCCTACCTTGCCCCCGGTATGCGAAACCGTGAAGGAAGGCCCAAGCGTATAAGCGCCGCACGCGGCCATCGCAAGATTGGAAATCGGGCCAAGCAACGCAGCCAGAGCAATGATCTTAGAAAGTCGCATAGAGCCTCAATCCTGTAGCCGCCAGGTACGTCAAAGTGCCCTGAGTGAACGTCGATAAAATAGACATCCGATTCCCCGCCGCGCAGGTAGTTGGAGTAAAGGTGGTAGTCACCACGCCTTCAATCGTTGCCGTGGTGATTCCTGGAAGGCTTACCGCACCGCCGCCCGCGAGAAACGTTGGATTGATAAGAGTCGTACCGCAATAATACGTAAGCGTCCAGGTGCCGGAGTGCCCCGCGTTGGTGTCTGTGGAAGTAAAGTAGTGCATCTCGACGGTGACCGTCTGATTGCTGTAGCCGCCTGGGAGAACAAACTGATCCTGTGCGGTTGGAGTAGTCACTCCAGTCAAATTGAGAACCGCGCCCGCTTCTGTTCCGGTGAACAGGGAAACATCGGGAACTCCGCAGTTCGTAACGCAGGACCATGTGGCTGCGCCGACCCCGTTGATGTTTGCCGCCGCGTTTTTGGCATACAGGTTTTTGAGGCTGGTCCCTCCACCACCCGAACCGCCTTGCGCTGCCCACACCCCTGGATTTCCCGCCGTAGTACAGCCGTATATGTTCTGCCCCGCCGGCTGATCGGATGCAAAGTATAATTGCCCCTGCGAGCACGCCGCAGGTATTTGTGCCAGGGTGCCGGTCTGAGCAGTCAGCGCCGGACCTGGCGTGATCTGTGCGATAAGTTCGGACTCGGTAAGGGCGAGCGGGAATATCAGGATTGGCAGTATAAACCAGCGGAGTACTCTCTTAAACGTCATGCGGCGCCTTAGCCTCTCTTGTTCGTACCCAGTTTACGTCCATTGCACGGCCCTTGTGGAAGTTGACTTCCAGCTTTCCCGTATAACTTAGCCGGTCGATTGTAGCGAGTACATCGGCCATGGAGGATGCGGGCAGACGGACCTCGGTGATGACGCGCGAAGCCGCCTTCGCGCCGGTCAGATGCGACAGCGAGGAGCCATTCAGCAACGGCGCGCCGCTATCGATTTTTTGCGCGTCCCGTCCGTCCCGTCCGTCCCGTCCGTCCCTTTCGCTTGCGGCCACCCTTACCCTCCTTCCGCTTCTCGGAAAGCATGATCGCTACAGCCTGTTTACGGTTTTTGACCTTTGGGCCGCGCTTTGATCCGCTGTGGAGCCGCCCAGCCTTATATTCGCTTAACACTTTATCTGAAGGCATACAGACATTCTAATGCGCTAATGCGCTGAAGTACGTACTGTGCTGTTACCGCCGCCTTTTTGCTCCAGTACAGGGGCTTTCGCGAAAGTTTCGGGCCTTCCGCGCTGGCCCCCTTTGCCGCCGCCTTTACCGCCCTGCTGCCCCTGGGCGGCTGCGGCGACTCTCGACTGAATCTCAAGCTGCGCGATCCACTTCTCGATCTCGTTACGGGCCTCGCGCATCCCTCCTTCTGCGTCAGGGACAAGGCAAGGGCCAAAATTCTTAATGTCGAAGGTGTCGGCGAGCGTCCACCAGGAGAGCGGGAATCCGACCTTCATAAGCTGCAGCATAAACAGCTTGCGCGTAGTCGAGTTGAACTCATTCAGGCTGTAAGGCGTGACGCTGAAGGTGAAGTTATTCTTGTGCCAGCGCGCGCGCTCGAACTGTTGAATAGCCATCGGCGCCATACGGTTGCCCGTGCCAGGGTCATATAGCCATGAGCCATCCGGGCCTTCCGTCATATCGAGCGTCACGAGCGCACCGTCCGAGGTACGCTTTTGCGTAAGCGGGATCAGCGAACCGGGCGCGAAGTCAAAGTCTTCCTCGGTCACGCCATCCGGCCCAAGCATCTGCATGCGGCGTGAAGCGGTCGCAAACTGGAACCAGTCTGACTTCCACATTTCGCCAAGGTCGCGGATCGCCGCTTCCATGTTACGGGACTCGTCTTTCACGAGCGGACCCATGGCTTCCAGCAGCTTTTCGGTCGAGTCGCCGGCTGGGGTTTGACGGGCGCGGGCAAGAGCGGTAACGTCGGCGACGCCCATCTGCTCTTTCATCATGGCCGGGAGGATTTTAGCGGCTGCCTCTATGACAGCGGGGTTCGCCTGGTACCACTGATACGGGAGCATGGGGACGAACTGGCCACCTGCGTTATTAAGCTGCATGTCGAGGCCGACGCGCAGACCAGGCATGCGTGGATTCGTCGTTTGCAGCAGGGACTGAGCCGTACTGTTGCGGTCGTAAAAAGCGGACGGGTTCAGCGACAGATTCATCTGGTCGCCGAGACCGCGCCAGAGTTCGATAGCCAGCTTTTCGAGCGACTGCCCGTAGCGCGTAACAGGCATCCCAAGGAAGTTCCATGCCTGATCGTCGCAGCGAAGCTGGACGGCGGGTACCTTACCGTCCCAGCGGTACGAGCCCTGGTGCTCGGGAGCCGGGTTCACAATGCAGGAGTCGGTCGCGATAACAAGGCGCCGGTTCGGGTACAGCAGGCAGTCTTCGCGCTTAGCGTACCGCTTCTCGGGGCGACCACCGGCGAGCATACGGCCAGTTTCGATCTCCTGACCTACAAACGGGACCGTGTAGCTCCAGGAGGTGCCCCACTGGCCGTCAGGTCCCATGATCTGACGCGGCACGCCGGTCTCGTTGACCGTGTCATCGTCGATGTAAATGTAGTAGACATCGACCGTGTCCCAGGTACTGGCTTCTTCTGGTTGCCGCGCGCCCTGCGAGAATCGCTTCAGGACCGCACTGGCAAACTTGACCGCCTGCGCGATCACCATGCCTTTGCCTAGTGTATTGACCCGGTTAGCCTTGATGTTATCGCGCTGCAGCGGGAACATTCGCCAGACCTGGTGGATGGGCATCTTCTTGCGCATGGCGACGGCGTAGGCCGACTGCAACTGGAGCGATGGGGCGAGCCCGAGAGGCAGTACGTCAAGCGGACCATAAGCGTCCCAGACAAGGTCGCCTTTGCCACGGTAGTAGTAGTTTGGGTCGTAGCGCGGGCCTATATAGGCGGTGCCGGTGGCGCAGGCATACTGCCAGGCGGCGCGTATGCGGCGATCGGCAAAGGTCATGTTCTGCCATGACATGAAGCCTTTGTTGAGAATCGAGTTTTGCTCGCGGTAGATTTCGCCTTCGGATTTAAAGGACGGGATGATGCGAAGGTTGGTTTGCGCGGCGACGATTTCGCGGTAGTTGCGGACGGTAGATTCGGTCTTGACGGACGAGAGCGACTGCACATCGGTGACCGCGAAGTCGCCGTTGATGATGTCGAAGCCGTCAGGGATGTATTTGTAAGCGGGTTGCAGGCGGAGGTAAGAGCGGGCGTCCGACAGCATCTGCTGCGACCAGGCGAAGATTTCATCGGGGGAACAAGGGAGCCATTCCTGGCGATGAGAGTTAAGCTCGAATGGCGCAGGACACAGGTAGGCCGTGTCGATAGGCGAGTGGCCGGGGTGACGGTTCACAGGCTTAGATTAACAGGTTCAGTGCTTCTTATGTTCCTTCAGGTGTTCCTCCTGAAGCTCGTCTTCGACATCGCCCCTATGACGGTCGCGGTCCAGCCATTCACGCAGCGCGTCGGCGTCTTCACCGGTGATATGAATAGGTGGATGGTCGGCACTGCGTGTACTGGTGTGTACCATGTAGCTGCCGTCTCCCTGCAACTCCACGTAGTCTATAGAGTCGTTTGCGAACGAGTACTTTCCGAAGTGAATCATTTTGCTCTCCTCGACTTCCAGCCCGTATCCTCCGCGCAGAAGTCCTGCATGTTACCCTGGTTGAACTCCAGCAACTGCGCATGGAAGTTCGCATTCAACACCTTCCCATACCGTTCCGCCGACTTCCGGTCGCTGCGATCACGCATCAGTTGCCGCAGCCCCAGGTACCGGCTAGACTGGCTGAACCGCGCGTTCACGTCGTCGCGCACCCGCTTACGCTGCTCCTGAAAGTACTCACGGTGCGTCTCGCGCCGCGCCGACATCAGGTTCGTCTCCCAGCCGCTGATCTCTTTCTGAACGCGGTTATAAGAGTGGATGTCGGTAAGCTCAATGCGCTTCATACCCGGTTCGGTCGGCTCGTTGTTACGCCCTGGAATGTAGTAGCGGTTCAGGCCACGCGCGAGCTGATCTACGGTGTAGTTGGCGCGTTCGTAGATGACAAGAGGTTCGAAGCGTCGTGCGTTCAGGGGAACGCCTTCGCCAGGTAAAGTGACGCGGCGCAGGGCCGGCGCGGTGCAGGTAGTGAGGGTGCCTTCGGCGTCTTCGAGCGCGGAGCCGCAGACTTTGGCGTAAGGCAGGTCGCGGGGGTTCTGCCGGTACTCTTCATGCTCGCCGTCGCAGTAGAGGCAGCGATAAACGGCGGTGCGCTGGAAGGTAGAGGCGTGAGTGTCGAGATCCATAGCCCACGACGGCAACGACTCAGGCAGCGTATAGCTGGATTGCGGCGCGCCTTCATCATCAACGACGATTACCAGCGTACGCGTGCCAGCAGGCGTGGCGACCTGCGTAAATACCTTTTCGATAACGCTAGTTTCCATTGGGTTCCGCTTTCAGTTTAGCTATAAGCGCGTCGGCAGTCAGTATCGCGCAGGATGCCAGGTGCTCCGGGTCCACGTGGTCCGGGTTCGCGATAGCAATCAACGCGCAACAGATGCGAGTGGCGATCTCGTCACGGTCCATCTAGCCGCGCCTCCTGAAACTGTTACTGCTACGGCGCCCCTTCTTTGTCTGACCATCCATTACTTTCGCCTCCGGGTAGTTACCTCTGATCTTGTCATGAAAGTAGCTGCCGGGGGAACCGGTCTGAAACAGCGTGTCGGCAGTAGTTTGCGAGACGCCGCGATACTGGTAAACGGCACCGTTCACAAACTGGATAGATAACGTCTGCGCTTCCGGGTCGTAGTCGCCCGCGTTAAGATGCCGGGATTGCAACCCGCGCCAGGCCATTTCAGGTCGCGTTGGCGGTCGCGGTCGCGGCCTGTGACACGATGGCGTTGTTAATAACCGCCGCGCCCTGGTTGATACTGTTCAGGACGCCTGCGATAGTGGTCTTCGACGCATCGGACTTGACGCCTACCGCGTCGGTGGTAACGACCAGATTGGTAGCGAGCCCAGTCAGCGCCGTGACTCCCTGAATCAGGTTTGTGGCCGACGCTTCCTGCGCAATAGCCATTTGGGTCGCGGTAAGGCCGGAAGCTACGTTGCCGAGTTCGACAGCAAGCGCCGGGTCTTCGCCGGCCGCAGTAAGTGCGGCGGCGCCAGTAGTTGCCACTTTGGCCGCCCCTGCCAGGACAGTAGAGATAGCCGCTTCATGAGACTTGAAGGCGTCAAAAATCTTCACGCCCAATTTTTCGAGGTCTGCAAACAGATTGAACATTGCGTTAGTTTCCTGCTTTCCTGGCAGCCGCCTGAGCGGCTATATTGGATTCGATAGTGGATTCCTGAACTTCTACTGACGTGGAATGTACCGCGGCGTCTTTAGCCGCCAGACCCATACCCGCGAGGCCGCCAGCCATGATGTAGCCGGCGATATCGCTTACGACAGGCCAATGTGCCGTGTACATCGGGTGGATAGCTATAAAGCCGGCGACGGCGGCGATCAGTGCAAACAAGGAGGTCTTCCAGCTTTTCACAAATGATCCTTCACGCTGAACTTAGAGAGCAGCATGCGCCAGGCGGCGAGTTCGGCAAGGGCTGTGGCGGAGACCTGCGAGACGGTAGCGTTCAGACGGTCAACGCAGCCAACTACGTCGGTGACGACTTCGGCAAGGTCGGTCGAGACAACGCCCGAGAGTTTGTCGAGAGACGTGGCAAGAGTAGTGACAGCGGTGTTAAAGCCCGCAGAGATCGTGAGCGCCGCCTGTTCGCCGATATCGGAGCCGAGTGCCATTACGGTTTTTTGCCTTTCGCCGCTTCCTTCAGTTGTTTGCCGTGATGTTTCAGCGTCTTCAGCGGATGCCGGATCAGATCATGGGTCTCACGCACGATCTGGCCGCTGCTGGCCGCGATACTCAGGACACCTGCGATGGTAGGGATCGTTACAGCCTGCAAAGCGGAGGCGGTAGCGGCTGCCAGAAACAGCAACGCGGCGGATAACTTCATTCGAGACCGATTATAGACTTGTCAGGTACGAAACGTCAATGCCGTCAACCACGGCGCGGGAACGAAAACGACGGCGCGGACCCGGACCAGCTAAGGAGCTAGCCTGAAGTACGACCACCTGAAAACTGGATAACGCTGTTCATTTGACCGGGTCCCCTGTGATGCCGCTCGGGACTTCCTGCGCCCCGTACGCCCACTGCGCGTACTGGCGTTCGCGGCGCGGCAGTTGCATGGGTGCGCCGTCCGCGCCCAGCAGCAGCGACTGATCGTAGGCCGCATGTGCCGGGTTGCGCCCGCTGTAGGCCATAATCTTAGAGGCGCGCCAGTAGTTAACGTCCCAGGAGTAGAAGCTTTTGAGGACAAAGCCTAAGCTCATAATGCGGTCGTCTTTTCCACCATAACCGGCGCGAAGCTGCTGCTCCAGCTCGTCGCCTTCGAGCGACTGCATCTCTTTAACAAAGAACGGAGAGCAGACTTCAATCTCGCCGTCACGGAGAGCCTTTACGATCATCTCGATCATGGCGGCGCGGAAGTAAAAGTTAGTGAACACGCCCATCTTCTGCGCTTTAGAGAGGTCCGGGCGCCGGTCGTCTATCTTGCGGTCGTTCCACATATGGAAGTTAGTCCAGTTCATGAGACGCAGGATGTTCTGGACCACGTCGCCTTTGCCTTTGCATTCGATGCACATGCGGGGTTGCTGAGGCTGGCCGTGGCGGGACCGGACCGTGTACCATGTGCCTATGGCTAACAGGAACGGCCACACGTCTAAGGCGCTGAGATGACCCGAGGCGAATTCGAGAACCTGCTTTGTTGGTCCTTCGAGGGAGTATTTTCGGACGCCTTCAATACAGGTAGAATCCTTGTCGATACCGTCGCCGGTGTCGCAACCGAATCCGTATTCGAAACCCTCTATCGGCGGTTCCCATACATAGATTTTGTCCACACTGCCCTTTTTGCTGTCGCTTTCAAGCGACCACCCACCGAAGCGCAAAGGCACGAGTTCGAAAGGTATCTTGACCCCGCCGCCCGCATCCGCGTTTATACGGATCGGCGGGATGTCATAGTTGATTAAGATCTCAGACGGCTGGATACGAGGCGGTACAAATTCAGCAGGACCCCGCAGCCCAAATACACCCCAAAGAGGCTGAGAATGAGTATTGGTTCTATAAAAATTGATTGTGTCAACGTCAAAGACGGTGATGTTGCTGGACTGGAACGCTTCGTCATCGTTGGCCGGCATCTCCTGTAAGAACTTGTTCAGGCGGTTCTCTTTGATAGCGCTGCCGCGCTCACACTCGTAATACCAGATTTGCTCCAGAGGCATCGACCAGGCGCTGCCGAGATGACGAGTCAGATAGTCGGTCTGGTGGACGTATTGCTCGGCCATGCGGGCGTGAGCCAGAGCCCATGGGGCCATCGATTCGGCGTAGTCGGCGGGGACCGGGCGCTGGAGCAGGTCTACGGGTTTCGGGTAGAGTCCGCCGACGAACCACGGGAGGAAAAGCGGTCGGAGGCGTCCCATGCGACGGGGCCAGTCGGACTTGGCGGTTTCCCATTTGTTGTGCCAGGGGTTGTTGATGCCTTCGGCGGTTCCTTCAAGAGCCAGGAATGCGCGCGGACTAGGATGCATTCCACGTAAAAGAGCGGAGTCCACCAGGTTAGTGAGGTCGTCGAATTCCGCAAGCTCAGATAGATGTACCACATTCGGAGAGTCGCCACGAGCCATACCAGTAGACTGCTGACCATGCTCCATAGTAATCGCGGAGCCATTAAAGAACTCCAGCAGTTTTCCGGCCTGGTCCACCTTGCCGAGTTTGCCCGGTTGCGAGCTTCCGGGCTGCATCCAGTAGGGCATCCTGACTAAGACGAACGATATAAGCTTGAACAGCTTCAAGGTCTTCTTGTCGGTCGAGGACGCTAAATATGCGTTTATATTTGAGTCGAAGACGACACGATGTAACAAGATCAACGTAATAATGCGGCTGATTCCGAGTTGACGGGCTTTCAGGATAATTAAGAAGATCGCGATCTCGTCGTCTTCCATCTCCGCGATCAGGTCGAGAAATATCTTTTGGGATTGCCATAGTTCCATCCTTACGGTTCGGTTGTCGGTATCTTTGATCCAGACGGCGCGCTC